TGTCGTTTGTGGTTGACCAGCCCGGCGGCGAAAACGCCTGGACCCGCTGCGAGGAGACGATTGCGGCGAAGACGCTGGAGAGCGGGATAGCGATCCCGTGGCACGAAGACCCGACTTGGGCGGTTGTGCGAAGGGGAGGGTGATATGTTTGGAGGAGGGGGAGGTTCTGCCCGACCACCGGACCCGCCGCCGCCGCCGGCCAGTCCACCGACTTATGCCTCGCAGGCGAGTGTACGACCGAATACTAACATCGGCCGCTTCGGTACGCTCAGTGATACGATCCTGACCGGGCCGCTAGGTTCGAGCGGTGGTACAGTTCGCAACAAAGTCCTGTTAGGACAATGAGCGAAGCATACCGTAAATACGCACAAGAGCGGATAGAGTCGCTTCGCACTGTGCGGACGACTTGGTATTTACACTGGCGTGACCTATCGAGCTACATCCTACCGAGACGGTACAAGTGGCTCATCTCCGCTAACGATAGGTCGCGCGGTGCCGACATAAACACCAACATTATCGACTCTACCGGTACCCTCGCTGCGAGGACGCTTGCGAGCGGGATGATGAACGGGATCACCAGCCCGACCCGGCCATGGTTCAAACTGCGTATCGAGGGCTACGAGGAAGATTACGAGGTCCAAAGCTGGTTAAGTGATTGCGAACGCCGCATGTTGACGGTGTTCCAAGCATCTAACTTCTATCAGTCGATGGCAATAATGTACTTCGACTTGGTAGTGTTCGGCTCAGCCTGCATCATCATATACGAGAATTACGACAACATAATCCACTGTTTCAACCCCTGTTTGGGCGAGTTCTTCTTCGACCTTAACAACAACCTCGAGGTCGGGACCGTTGCCCGCGAATTTGTCCTGACCTATGGGCAGATGGTCGAGGAGTTCGGGGAAGAGAAGGTATCTCCGGAGGTGCGGCGCGGCTATGAGCAGGGATCGCTGAAGTCGCAAGAGAAGCGCATCGGCCACATCATCGAGCGCAATACTGGCGATTTCGATCTGGTCCCAAAGAAATTCCCGTTTCGTGAGATTTATTGGGAGATCGGCTCGCCCAACAACACTCTTCTCCGGAGCCGGGGCTTTTACGATTGGCCCTGCATGACTCCGCGCTGGGATGTGCAGAGCAACGACCCATATGGGCGCTCGCCAGGGATGGACGCGCTGGGCGACATTAAGCAGCTCCAGAAAGAGACGCTGCGCAAGGCCCAGGCCATCGACAAGATGGTAAACCCTCCCATGCTGGCTGATGTCCAACTCAAAAACCAGCCAATGTCCCTCTTGCCGGGCGGGATGACCTACGTCAGCGGGCTGGGCCGGGATCGGGAGGGCGCACGTCCTATCTACACGATCATGCCTCCCATCGCTGAGATGATGCAGGACATCCGCGAAGTCCAGCAGCGGATCAAGATCACGTTCCATAATGACCTGTTCACAGGAATCACTGACCTCCAGACGGTGCGGACGGCGACCGAGATCGACGCGCGCCGCGAAGAGAAGCTAGTGTTGTTGGGGCCGGTACTGGAAAGGATTGAGTCGGCCCATGAGGGACTCGGGAACGGGATAGATCGAGTGTGGGGCATTATGTGGCGCGGCCAACTCCTACCTCCCCCGCCCGCCTCGCTCAGAGGCGCCCCAACCAATATCCAGGTAGACTACATCTCGATGTTGGCGATGGCCCAGAAGGGCATTGCCACTGCTGGGATCGAGAAGCTGTGGGGCTTTGCAGGTAATCTGGCCGCGGTGATCCCAAATATCCTCGATAAATTGAACCCGGATCAGACAATAGATGAGTATGCAGCGGCGTTGGGCGTCTCGCCGAAGATCGTCGTGGGCGACGAGGATGCGGCAGCGGCTCGCGAGGCCCGTGCCACACAACAACAGGCCGCACAAGCCGCCGAGATGGCTTCCACAGCAGCTCAAGGGGCCAAAACACTGTCGGAGACGGATGTGGGTGGTGGAGCGAATGCCCTCCAACTGATGCTGGGAGGTGGCGGCGGTGGCTAAGACCAAGTTCACTCCGGAGCGCGTCGCGGAGATGCAGGCATTGGGGCGTTTTTTAGGCGAACCTGCCGGGCGCCGATGGATGTACCAGCTCATGATGGAATGCGGGGTGTGGACAACGGCTGGTGTATCCAACGCCCTCAGTTTGGCATTCCGTGAGGGTTCGCGCTTCATTGGCCTGCGGCTGCAGGCCGAAGCCATGCAGGCTAATCACGATATGTACCTCAAGATGTTGAAGGAGATGGAAGTTGAGCGACCAGGCGCAATCGGCACCCGAGGCTTCGGTACTGACGACTCCGACGGAGATCACGGAGACGACGACAGCGGCGCCTGAGCCATCTGTACTCGGTACTGAGGCACCTGCGGCGCCGGAGCCATTCGATATCGAGAAAATCACTATTCCCGAGGGGTTGTCGCGGGACGATGCCCTCTTCGGAGATTTCGCGAACGTTGCAAAGGAGCACGGCTTGACCGGCCCTGTAGCACAAACCCTGGTCGATCTGGCCGCGAAGCAGGTCCAAACTGCCAACCAAAAGCTACAAGCGAGTTGGGACAAGCAGAATGCGGACTGGCAAGCGGAGGTACGGGCCGACAAGGAAATCGGGGGCGACAAGCTCTCAGAAGTCTTGCAGACATTTTCCAAGGTTGCAAGCGATCCTGAGTTGTCAGATCCGAAGTTTCGCGAGGCGTTAGCGTTTACCGGCGCGGGAAACCATCCAGCGATTGTGCGGACCTTAGCGAGATGGGCTAAAGCCTTATCTGAAGGTGGTCCGGTTCGCGGGACACCGGCGGCGGCGACGAGACAGCCCGCAACACTTGGCGAAGCCATTTATGGTCCAAGCGGGCCACACACTGGCGGACCACGACTTCAATGAGGATTTGATACATGGCAACACTTGGAACAACCGTCCTAACCTACGCTGATTGGGCGAAACGGGTCGAGGATGGCTACCGCATCGGTACGATCATCGAGTTGCTCTCGCAAACCAACGAGATCCTGCTTGATATGCTCACGTTGGAAGGAAACCTGCCTACGGGCCACAAAACGACCGTGAGGACTGGCTTGCCTACCGCAACGTGGCGTTTGCTCAACTACGGTGTCCCAAACTCGAAATCGACCACAGCGCCGATCATCGACACCTGTGGAAATCTTGAGGCGTATGCCCTTGTCGATAAGGACATCGCAGACCTTAACGGGAACTCGAGCGAGTTTAGGGCAAGTGAGGTGGTCGCGTTTCTGGAAGGCATGAACCAGCAGATCGCCTCGACGATTATTTACGGTAATCAGGCAGTTAATCCGGAACGCTTTACGGGGTTTGCACCACGGTACTCAACGGTGACGGCTGCGAATGCACAGAGTGCCGCGAACGTGGTGGACATGGGCGGGACTGGTGGCACAAACACCTCTATGTGGATCGTGACCTGGGGTGCCAATACCACTCATGGTATTTTCCCTAAAGGCAAGATGACCGGTCTACAGCACCGCGATATGGGTGAGTGGCCTGTACAGGATACTGCTGGCAACACTTATCAGGCTTATAGGGATCACTTCAAGTGGGAGATCGGCCTGGCGGTGAGGGACTGGCGCTACAATGTCCGCCTCGCTAACATCGACGTGACACTCCTTAACGGTGCCAGTGCGGCAAACCTAATCAACGGGATGGTTCGGGGCCTCTATCGCCTCCCAACTGCGTCGCCCTCGGCAACTGGTATCCAGACTTCGGACTCGCCGCAAATTCAGGGGTCGATGGGCAATACCGCGATCTACTGCAACCGTGTGGTGCGGACGTATCTGGATCTCCAGGCGATGAACAAAACTAACGTTCTGTTGTCGTTGCAAGAGTTCCAGGGGCGCGTCGTGACAATGTTCCGAGGCATCCCAATCAGGACGGTGGATGCCATCCTATCGACTGAAGCACGAGTTGTTTAAGGAGTCGTAAGATGATTATTGATGGCGCACTACAGTTTTCAGGGACGGCGGGAACGGCTGGGTCGGTAGACCTTCCAACTACTGGTACCCAACAGTCCACGAACGTGATCGACCTCGTTAATGCCCGCGATATGGGCATCGGGGATGATCCGGCCCTCAAGCTTCTTTGTGTGGTCAAGACGGCACTTACAGGTGGGACCAGCTTGCAGGTCCAGTTCCAGGGCGCACCCGACTCCGGTTCCGGTACACCCGGCACTTTCACGACCTATGCTGAGTCGGCGGCAGTACTCGAGGCCGATTTGATTGCGGGCCGCTACCTGCTGCCGATGGACGTTCCGCGTCCGCCGCCAGGGGCACCGTTGCCGCGTTTCTACCGTCTCCAGTATGTTAGTGCCGGTACGCATGGGGCCGGCGGCATCTATGCCGCACTGGTCCTTGATCGCGCGGATTATGTGGGCTATCCGCCAGGTATCATAGTTCCAAACTAAGGAGAACTCCCCATGAAGTACCGCTTGTTGGGACCGCATGTACTGGCTGACGGCCAGATGATAGATGCAGGCACCGAAGTGGGCGACGACACCGACGTTCCGTGGAAAGACATCGACGGGAAGGAGATGGAGCCGACCACGCAGATGGAGGGTCTCGACGACGCCTCGCGCGACAAGGTACGCGAGGTGCATCAGCGGCTCTATGGACAAGGCCCAAGCTGGGAACGCGGCCAGAGCGAGGAGGCCCGCAAGGCCCACGAACAGCAGGCCGAGGAGCAAAGGAAACTCGACGAGGGCTCGGAGCCAGTGTCGCCGCAACAGAAAGCGGAACGGGAGTGGGAGAAGGAGTTCAAGGACGGGAAGCGAGGCGAAGCCGGGATGGCACCCACCATCCCTCCAAGGGCACCCGTGACCTCGCCGCCGGGTGCAGCACGCCAACCCTCGCACACCTCCGCAGCCTCTACGACGCGAAGCGGACAAACGGCCCCAGCACCCGGCCCGGCGACGCCCAAGGCACCTGACAAGGACGAAGTGAGGCCGACCAAACCGAACGAGGAGCAATACCCCAAAGGCTAACTTCCCGGCCTGCGGGTAGAGTCCGTCCCGTTTCCTGTCCCTAGCGGGGCGGACTCGATTTGGAGGATACGATGGCAAAGTTTAGATTGCTTGCGGCACACCAGTTGCGGAATACCGACCTCAAAGCCGATGTTCTTTTGCTCGGAGATAAGGAAACGGAGCATCTTGGTGATGAGCGTGGCACGCTCGTTGGCGACGGCACCCCCTATCCAGTGGTCCATGCAACCCTTGAGATGCTACCGCTGGACGCGGAAGCGGAGGCGATGTTGAATGTAGAGCGGGAACGGCTATCCCGCAATCACGCCTCAATGAACCCTATCGACCAGCTTCCAGTCGTGTTGGCACAGTTGACAGGTGGAAGAGACGATTACGACGACCGCTACCTCCCTGGTTTTCCTGGCGTACCTCGTCCACAGAAAGGGCCGCATTTGGTTGAGGACAAATCGTGATGCGCCACATCGTGCTGGCTGCGGCCTTGGTGCTGGGTGGGTCGCTCGACAGCGAGGCGCAGACCTTCGTCGCCCCCCTCAATCAGGTGGAGATCGACCAGCAGGTCAGCCCGGCGAGCGCGTCGAACTTCTTGTTCAATAGCCCGAGCAAGGCTTTGGCATCGCTGACTGTGGTCGCGGGCGCAAGCGCCGGGTTCGTGCTGGTGCTCGACGCGGCCAGCTTGCCGGCGAACGGTGCTTTGACAGCGTGTACGGGACCGGCAACGGCTCGCCCCTGCTTGATGTGGTGCGCTCCAGTGGCTGCGAATGGCTTGATCGACAAACAGTGGAACTCGCCGATGTCGTTCACGGCCGGCGTCCTGGCCGCCTTTTCGACGACCGGCTGCGCCACACTTACCGCCTCAGCTACCGCTCAAATCTTTGGACAGGCTCCGTGACATGCCCCTTTCAACAGACGAGTTCATCCTTACCCACCGCGTTGTGACTGGCGTAGTGGACGCCGAGCCGATTGCCATTGCGATCCGCTACATACAGGAAGCATCGCCATGCGGAGACGATCCAGGCTGGAGCGATCTGGTCATGGAGGGCGGCGAGGAGTTCACTATCGCCACGCCATTTGGCGAAC